AAGACTACTTTGGTAGCGTTTTTGCTTTTGCTTCACCTAGTGGGACCAGAGGCGCAACCTAATAGCCAGTTGGTTAGCACGGCGTTATCGCGTGACCAAGCGGCCATCTTGTTCGCATTGGCAGCAAAGATAGTCAGGATGTCGCCCACACTTTCTCCCGTGGTGGGAGTAAGGGACAATGCCAAGCAGTTGTACTGTACGGAGTTGGGGACGATTTACAAGGCGCTGTCGTCTGACGCTTCGACGAACTTTGGCGCGAGTCCCGTTTTCGCGGTTCACGATGAATTAGGACAGGTGATTGGTCCGAGGTCTGCCCTGTACGAAGCGGTAGAGACAGGTGCGGGTGCGCACGAGAATCCGCTGACAGTCATAATATCGACACAAGCCCCGACTGACGCTGACTTACTTTCTATTTTGATTGACGATGCGATTGATGGTCACGACCCTCGCGTCATAGTCAGTCTTTACACCACGCCACTTGATGATGACCCGTTTGCGATTGAGTCCATCAAGAAGGCGAACCCGGCGTATGGGGATTTCCTCAACGCGGAGGAAGTGCAGAAGTCGGCGCGTGATGCTGAAAGGATGCCATCGAGAGAGTCATCGTATCGCAACCTGATATTGAATCAGCGTGTTGATGCTACGAGTCCTTTTGTCAGCAAGACGATTTGGGATGCTTGTAACGCACCGCCGAAGCCGTTACGCGGGCCGATATTTGGTGGGCTTGATTTATCGGCTAGAACAGATTTAACAGCACTTGTCCTGATGCACTACGAGGATGAGTTGTGGCACGTACACCCGTACTTCTGGACACCCGAACAGGGCGTAAGGGAGAGGGCGAGTAGAGACAGGGTTCCTTACGACGTTTGGGTGAAGGAAGGATTTTTAAGGACTACCCCCGGTGCGACGATTGATTACGAGTTTATCGCGCATGAGATGGGTGAGATTATTGACGGCGAGCATGTCAGCGCGATTGCGTATGACAGGTGGCGCATAGATTTACTCAAGCGTGAGTTTGACCGCATTGGGTTGGAACTACCCCTCGTCCCTCACGGGCAGGGTTATAAAGACATGAGTCCCGCGTTGGACTCGTCTGAATCAGAATTACTAAATGCCAGGTTGTGCCACGGTGGGCATCCGGTTTTGACCATGTGTGCAGCGAACGCCGTAGTAATGAGCGATCCTGCGGGGAACAGGAAATTGGCTAAAGACAAATCGAGTGGGCGCATTGACGGCATGGTTGCATTAGTTATGGCGATAGCGGCGGCATCTGGCGAGGTTCAGGAGTTTGCCGCTGGAAGGTTGGTGACGCTATGAAATTATGGAAAGAACTTTTTAGTGACCAGTCGCCTGTAGAACAGAAGGCTCAGTTTGAAGATGTGCTAATGCGGATTGTCGCGGCGCAGGAAGGTAACTTTGGTAATAGCGTCACGCCCGACAATTGCATGGAAGCACCAACGGTTCACGCCATTGTAACGGCTATATCAAGGCGCTTGTCGGTTACACCAATCCATGTTTACAGACGTACTGTTAGCACCAAGGGAGAGGTTAAGGAGAAACTACCTGACCACCCGGTAGCAAAGCTGTTGCAACGTCCGAACGAGTGGCAAACGAGGGTGGACTTTTGGGGCGATGCTACCTCAACTTACATCCGGCATGGCAAGTTTTTCTCGTACAAGTCACGCGGTACTACCGGACCCATTCGTGAGTTGATTCCGTTACACCCAACAAGGGTTAGCCCCAAGCAGGACGAGAACACTTACCGTGTGACGTTCGAGGTTTCCGAGGGTGCCGGTAATCTCAGAGAGTATACGCCAAGACAGATGTTCCATTGTCGAGGTCCGGCAAGGGACTTTCTCAATGGTGATTCTCCGGTAAAGGCTATTCGACAGACTATTGCCCTTGAAATCATGGCCGAGAAGTTCGGCGTGACGTTTTTCCAGAACGGCGCTTTGCCGTTGCTGGTATTTAACTTTACTGAAGGCTCTGCTGGATTCAAGAGCGAAGAACAAGAAAAGCAATTCATTGCAGACTTCCAGGAAGCGTTCAGCGGCAACAAGAAACACAAAGGTATGTTGCTGCCGAAGGGTCTGGATAAGCCTGAGTCAATTGAGATAGCGCACGACAAGGCGCAGTTCCTTGAGACAAGAAAGCATCAGAGGACCGTTATCGCGGGTGCCTTTGGTGTACCGCCACATCTTGTTGGCGATCTTGAGAGGGCGACGTTCAATAATGTTGAGCAGCAGGATAAAGATTTTACGCTGAATGTCGTGATGCCGGTGGCACAGGCATTCGAGGCATCTATGGAGCGCGACCTGCTTACGGATGCAGACCGACGCTCCGGGGTTGTTATTCGATTCAATCTCGACTCTACCTTGCGGGCTGATTTCAAGTCCCGTCAAGAGGGGTTGAAGATTCAGCGTGAGATGGGCGTTATCAACGCTAACGAATGGCGCGAAATTGAAGGTAAGAACCCAAGAGAGAAGGGTGATGAGTATTGGGACGAAGGCCCAAGTGGACAGAACATGGGGAACGAGAATGACGAAGATGAATCTAACGATACCGCTTGAAATCAAAGCCCTGAACGATGGGGAGTTTGAGGGGCATGGGAGTATCTTCGGCAACGAAGACCTCGGCGGCGATGTGGTGATGCCCGGAGCGTTCAAGCGCTCACTGGCAACGCACAAGAAGGCGAACTCACTGCCGCAGATGTTCTGGATGCACGACCCATCCCGCGTACCGGGTAAGTGGGTATCTATGGCAGAAGACGAGAGTGGCCTGAAGGTCAAGGGCGTTCTTGCTCCAACACCACTTGGTGATGAGATCAGGACTCTTTTGCAGATGGATGCTGTTAAGGGATTGTCGATTGGTTACAGAACCATTGACCAAGACTTTGATAATGACGGCACCAGGTTGCTGAAAGAAATAGAATTATGGGAGGTTTCTGTTGTAAGCCTTCCGATGAATCCAATGGCGCAGGTTACACACGCGAAGTCGCAATTATCCGCGACGGGTGAGTATGTACCTACGCCACGGGAATTTGAGCGAATCCTACGGGACGTGGGTTGCTCGCAGATGGTTGCTAAACGCATCATGTCAAAAATCTTTGAAGACAAGGAGCCTACACGCGATGTGGAAGACTCCCCACGGGACGTGGATGTCGATATGGATGATAACGACATAGCAAGGGTAGCCAATGAGGTTGCGGAGCGAATGTTTGCAGCGACGATTAGAACGCCGCGAATTTAGCACGTCCCGCATAAACACGATGCCCACTTGTGGGCTTTTAAGGGTAAGATTATGAGTAAAGAAAACAGTAATCCTATCCTCGGTGCCATTGACCAAATCAATGCTGCATTTGAGGAATTTAAGGATACGAACGATAAACGCCTTGAGGCGGAGGAAAAGGGCAATGAAGCCCGTTCCAACGAGATGAACGAAAAGCTCGACCGCATTGAGTCCGATATTGCCGATGGCGAGAAGAAGAAACGTGAACTTGAGCGTGAAAAGTCCATTATGGACGAGCGTGTTGAGATTCTCGAAGCTATGAATGATCGTCCGAAAGGCACGATTCAGGACAAGCTGCGTGATGAGCATAAAGATGCGTTCATGGATTGGTTCCGTTCCGGTGGCAAGAACATTGAGGCCGAAGCGAAGATGCGTGAAGTTGCGCTCAGAGCTAAGGATGTCAAGGACGTAACGATTGGCACTACGACTGCCGGTGGTTATGCTGTGCCTGAAGAAATCGCCCGTGACGTTGATCGTCTGATGCTGAAACAGTCTGACATCTTGAATGAGGTCAAGAACATTCAGGTCGGTACGAGCGACTTCAAGGAACTTCTGACCATCCACGGTGGAACGTCAGGTTGGGTGGGCGAGACTGGTACGCGCTCGGCCACAGGCACTCCGACGTTGCGTGAGACTGTTCCTACGTGGGGTGAGCTGTACGCTTATCCGCAGATTTCGGAATGGTCGGCACAGGACATTTTCTTCAATGTCCAGGATTGGCTGGTAAATGACATTGCTGATGGCATGGGCAAAGCCCTTGATGTTGCAATCTGGTCTGGTAATGGTTCGTCCAAGCCGACTGGCTTGATTAACACCACTCCGGTTAGCACTGCTGATGGCTCCCCGCAAAGGGCGGCTGCTGCATTGCAGTATGTTCCAACCGACTCTGCATCTCCGCAAGCACTTGGTGCTGACGATGTTATCGACTTGCAGTATTCGCTTAATCGCGCATATCGCAATGGCGCTAAGTTTGGTTGTAACTCTGTTACGCAGGGCGCACTTCGCAAGTTGAAATCGACTAATGGCGATTACTACTGGCAGCCTTCGTTGCAAGCCGGTCAGCCCGCTATGTTGCTTGGCTATCCTGTCTTCACCTACGAAGACATGGCCGATTACAACACGGGTGATGGTCTGTATCTTGGCTTTGGCGATTGGAAACGTGCGTACACACTGTGCTATCGTAACAATCTTGCTGTTACTGCCAATGAGTTCACGACTCCTGGATACATCAAGTTCTACGTCCGTAGGCGCTATGCTGGTATCGTTCATAACAACGATGCACTCAAGCTGCTGAAACTTGCTGACACCTGAGTCTAGGTAGGCAATAATTGAGGGGGCTGTTAAAGCCCCCTCTTTTTGGAGTATAAATGAAGGTCAAGGTTAAAAAGGTTTTCCGCTATCAGGCAACGGCGAGTAAGTTGAAGGCAGTTCAGCCCGGTGTGTACGAGGTTGGCGTTGATATTACCCAATACGTTGCTGATTTGGCATTGAAGTATGGCAAGTCAGAGATAGTTGTCGAGAAGAAGGCACCGGAGAACAAGGTTGTCGAAGCCCCAGAAAATAAGTCCAAAGTGGTCAAGAAACCCATGCGTCGTCGCAGCGCCCGGACCAAGCCTGACGAGTGATGTAGTAGACCGCATTGACGTATTGCCGGATGAGTGGCGTGTTCTGATTGTTCAGGACGCTTACCGGCTTATGCCGTGGGCTGATGTCCTGTATGGATGTGATGCTCGTTGGTGGAATGAACACAATGGGTGTAAGGACTTTTGGGGTGAGAGGTATTCATCACACGCGAAGGGTTCTGTTTCGGACAACAAGACTGACGTTGCCGAGAAGTATGGCCTGAATCTCGTCAAGGGTGCGCCAGGTGCGGGTTTTTCTACCGACCAGAGTGTTATCCATTACGGGGACAATAGTGGTCATCAGGCGGTTAATTTATCCATATTGTTCGGATCGCCCTACATCGTATTAGTCGGTTTTGATATGCGATTCAAAGAGGGTAAGGCGCATTTCTTTGGCGACCACCCGAAAGATTTATTTCAAAGGAAAGAATACGGTTCCTTTGCAAGAATGTTCAAGCCAGCCCCGAAGGGGTTTGAGATTATTAACGCCAC